CCCTTCTTCTTCTTCGTTTTCCCAGCCATTTATTCTTTCTCCGAGGACCCCCCCCGCGGAGCGTAGGAAATCTCGTATCCTTCCTAAGTGTGGACAGTGACGAAGCGTATAATTAAATTGTTCCCATAATTCCCGAGACACATCTTTTTGGCACAAAAACCTATAAAAGGTTTTGGACCAAGTAACAGGCTCCCAAGAGCCATCACGACGTATCTGCGAACTACAAAAAGTTATTGTGTCGCCACAAGAATTATACGCTTTCACAGGATGCCCCATCATCTTATATAACTCTGCTCCAAAAGGCACACTCTGCTCAACGGCGTCGTCGCCATAAGCGACTACATACCTAGAACCAGTCATGTACCCAAGGAGTACCTTTATACGAGAATTTGTTGAAGCCGTGTTAAAGGAACCCGACTTCTGTAAAGCATCCTCCTGCTGTTCCACACACTCACCATCAGAAAACACGAAAACCGCACGCGCCAAGCACTTTGCTCTATTCATTACCGCATTAACCCACCTTTCGGTAGGCTCAATTGCTAACTCACACCGCATAAGCACATCAGCTTCTAACTCCCACCCTTGCACAGACCAATCAAACCCAGATATATCAATGTCAACAAGATCTTTGACTTTAAAAACTTCCTCTGCGAAGTCTTTTACGTCAGAGTCTTTACACATTGAAGCACCGGGTTTTGAAGGGATTGTTCTCCAGGAAGCTATTTCAGTTTCATTTTGGGCACAGTGTAATATGCGTTCTATAATTTGATCAACAATAGAAACACTACTAATAAGACGAAATCGCTTTTCAGCGACCTTTTGCTTATTATGTGGTTCATTTTTGATAAAAACCCTTATAGGATCCGTAAATCCACACTGAACTCTTTGTGAAGCTGTTAGCCCCTGCATAAAATCCTGATGTGTGTCTGCTAGGAGTGCGAGCCTTTCTTTGACACACTGTAATACAAGATCACGGTGACCATCAAAGAGCTTGGCGTTTGTTTGTGCCAGAGCGCAGAGTGGCACGCCAGGTGTTGCCCTGGCGTTGACAGTCGATAGCATCACATCTCGAACCAAAGCCTCCAATTTATCATTATCATCCCAATCAAGGGGACGAGAACGAGGATATAATGACGTTACATAATCACGTATCCTCAAATACTCGTTCCCTGGTATGGGTGCTTTGATAAACCTGGAAGCTTGGAACTCAAATGACGCCCTCTCAGCCTCTGCTCCCCGCTCTGGCCAGGACCACTCTTCTAACTCCGGGAAGGTCTTTGTTGCCTCCGCGAGCAAAGAACTGGTTTGGGTAGGTTCTGAACAGGGCCAGCGGTGGCCGTTGAAGCGGCCCGCTTTGGCCCTGAGGAGGCCCGTACCGTAACTTTCTTTGTCGCCGAGGTACCATTGGTATTCCCCGAGCTTGAGCAAGTAGTCGAGGCAGTCCCCGGTTGTGCCTGTGGAAGTGGGACTGCAGGGTGTTCCACAGGTTTCAAGTTTTCCGATCGAGTTTCCCCTGCCGGCTGAATGGTTGGATCCTTGGGTGCGGCTTCGGCAGCAACTTCCGCAGCCTTCCGCTTGCGCCGCCGCTGAGTTCTGGTAAGCCTTTTCTTCTTACCCACCTCTTGTTTAGCTTCGAGGGGGGTATCAAGGGGCTTACCCTCAGTGACGCCGGATCGTTTTGACTGTTCTAACTGCTGTAAAGCATAAAGTACTGTCTCTGCCAACTGTTGTGATGAGAAGGGTAAATTCTCAGCAGTTGGGGAGTGCATTTCCTTCTTGCCTTTGAGCACCGCCTTTTTGGGCCGAAGAACTTTCATTTCATACCCGCTCGCGCGGGCATAGCCATAATTGTCCTCCTTCTCCCAAGGATGAACGAATTCCTCCTCATAAGGCAACTCATCGACGTAGTCACCCCACGACTTGTTTCCTAGCTCATGACCTTCCTCACGGAAGATGCGATAACGCGATTCCTTAGACATAACACGCAGTGTTTCCTCTTCAAACTCAATGGTGGCTTCATAAAACTCCTCCCACCTTGCGGCGAGTTGTTCTACCTCTTGCTGCCATAATTTGTCTTTCCGAGTATCAGACTCCTGCATGCCTTCTAAGAATCCCAAGCTAATAGCCACGTTGTAGGCTCCTACACGTGGCGGAGCCGCCTGGACATGAATGCCCACAGCGCCTGCGCCACTACGAAGAATTGTACCACTAAAAGAAGGAATGGTTGTGCACGTGTGTAATAATCCTAAGGGACACTCCTTATAAGATGTTACCACCCCATAAGTTTGCTTTAACACACCGTCCATATAACCCACTGCTCTCACAGGGGTTGTTGTTGGGGCTCCCGCTACAATTTTGATTGGAGATACTTGCAATACCGACCACACTTTATTCGGGACCTTAAAAATCACGAAATCTAGGGATTGGCTCTTTGCATATATCTTCCAATCGTTA